TCGCCGCCTACTGAAGTAGTGAACGCACCGTTCAATACAGCAGCTGCTTTGATTTGTTTTGTTGTTGCCATTGAACGAGCCAATGCTTTAGTGTAGCGAGATGCAAGACTTGCGTACAAGTTATCTTCTACTGCTTCTTCAGTTAATGAGAAAGCTAAAGCGATTGTTTCGTGTGTGTAGCGTGAAGTGTAAACTTCTTGTGCGTTGTCGTATGAAACGCCTGCACCTTCAGTTTTAACTGGAGCTTCGCCAAAACCTGACAACATTACTTCTTCTTCAAACGCGCGGTCTGATGATTCAGTGTCGTAGATCTCTTTGTGCTCTTGCTCGTAACCCTTGTATTCCATGCCGAACAATGCGTTCAGGCCTGGCTCAAGTTCTTTTACTAGTTGGGAACGTGAAATTGCCATGATTAAGCTCCTTGACCAGCAACGCCAGCGCTGCCAAATAAATGTTCGTTAATTTTTACAACAGCAACTGCGTTAGTGCCGAATTCATTGTTTGGCACGTTGTACAAACCAACGATTTTCAAGTTCAATGCTGCGGTTTTAGCGATTGTTGATGAGTTTAATTCCATTGCTGATTGACCAGTTGTTGTGTTACCTGAACCTGCAACGATGTCAGCATTAAAACCGATTTGAGCTTGTGTTAAGCTGCCATCGCATTGAATGATGAATAATTGTGCTGGGTCATCGATAACATCAGCTTGGATAGTACCTTGAGTGATGTTTACGCTACCTGGATAGAAGTTCTTAAAAGTAGGTTTACCTGTTGTTGGGTCAATGTAGTTACAACCGTTGAACACGCCTACTGCTGCAGTGTGTGTCGCTGGTGCGAAAGCTACTAAAAAACCATCATATACTGTTACCAAGTCACCTTGGAAAATTGCGCCTGCTTGGTTGTCAGCAATTTGAAACCCATACTGTGCTTGCGCGCCAGTAGCTGAAAGGTTTCCCATTGCACGAAGACCAAAGGCTTTATCTACGTTTGCCATTTTGTCTATTCCTTAAATTAAATTATTCAGAGGTCTTTGGACCACCGAATGATACACGGGTCTGACGATTCGGATTTTGAATTCGCATAGACGAATGTCCATTTGATTTGTTTAAATCGTTATCGACAGCTAATAATTGATCATGGGTGCGTGATTCATAATACTTGCGACGCTCATCTGCCGTCTCATCTGGAATTCTTGCAAGCAACAAACCTCCCACGCTGATTACACCAGCATGTCGGCCATCATCTACCGAAGGACTACTGAACTCTGGGTACTCGTCAGCACGTACTAATTCATAGCCTTCACGCATCTTGCCCATGACGTTAATACGGTCTTCTTGTCCACCCGATTCTGATCTGATCCAACGGTGCTTATATCCAGGAGGCGCAGGAGGCGCATCCAATCGTGAAGGAGGAGCCCAAGATTTACGGCGCGCAGTTTTTTCACGAGTATCAACCTCGCGAGCGCTGCGATTAAGTTTAGGTACGGCTTGGTTTTCTTGATCCATTTTATTACTCCTTTACGTATTTGGCGTATTCTTCTAACGGAACACCCAGTTTTTTAGCAATCGCAACTTGGCTCGGTGATAACCGAACAGTGCGGCGTGCATTATTAATTCCAGAAGATCTGGTAGCAGGCGCAACCGTTTGCACGGATCGATTGCCTCTGTTTGTTTGAGCAAACTTATTAGGGAACGAGTCCTTAATACGTTTATTTAGCTCATCATAATACTCATCTGAGTTTGGGTCAAATCTTTCTACCAAAACCATCTGTTTATGAATTCCTTGGGCTGCATGTGTCATCGCAACATCTCGGCCATACCATTCATTTTCCTCGGCCCATGCTTCTGCTTTAGGGTCATATGAAGGTTGTTGAGGACGAGCTTGTTGTTGGTACACGGGCTGTTGTGCTCGCTGTTGGGCGGCCACTTGTTGTTGGTAAGACGCGTCAGACACTGCGCGTTGTTCCATCGTAATCTCAGTCAAGCGCTCTTGAGCTTCAATTTCAGTATCGTAATCACCTTCTTCACGTGCTTTACGGATAATCTGTTTTAAAGCCACCGCTTGGGTATCAATACGGTTTTTTGCCTCACCTAAGCGGGCACCATTTAACTGAACAGCTTGTTGCTCATATACTTGGGCTTGATACTGTACGTTTTTAGCATACTCTAAGGCAGCTTGTTCACGGCGCTCTGTCTCGCGAAGGCGAGCAGTAAGCTTATCAATACGCTTTTTAACCTTATCACTATATACATCAAGTTCTTCGCCTTGAGCTTGATGCGTTTGAACTCCAGGTGCAGAATCCTCTGCACCTTCTACAAGTTCCGTGCCGCCATTTTCATCTATCTCAATGGTAGCGGGATCCTCGTTTTCTCCTACTTTAAAATCTAAGTCTTCATCAGCCATCATTTACTCCTTACATATGCAAGATGTCTTCTGGGTCATTTACAATTCCCAAGATTTCATCATCGTTTAAAAAACGGATTTCACCGCCATCGATAGAAATTCGTGAACCTGCGTACCTACCAAAAATAATCCAATCGCCTTCCTTGCACCAAGGGCCGAAAGGGAACTTAGATTCGTCTTTGTAAGCTAAATCGCCCAAACTAAGCACATAGCCGCAATTAGTAGCGAGCTGCGTACGTTTCTGAGTTTCTTCTGCTATTACGATGCCACCTTTAGTGCGCTCTGCACCTCTGTACGGCAACACAGCAATACGCCATCCTGTAGGACGAGGGATACGATTTGTAACCTCTTCCGGGACAAGGGATGGGTCAAACTGTCCATCGGCTGTATATGCGTCGTCTAATGACGGTTGTTTATTCTTCGCATTTTCCAGCCACTTGCGTTCTAGCGCTGTTAGGTTTTGGTTTTCTACTTCATCTGTCATGTTGGCTCCTTTTAAAAGTCTTTTGAAAAGTTAGATACGGTTTCTTTAATCATATCTTCAATCATTTTTAAACCTTCGAGGCGTCCCATCATGAATCGATAGCGTTCCATATCCGCAATGGTGCCATTCAGCACAATTGCTTCGGAGTCGGACTGTAACTTTCTGACTTCATGTAGAAGTTTTTCTGCAAATTCAAGCATGGTTTAATATTTCCATGTAAAAAGCAGACGATCTAGAGCCCTCGTCTGTAGGCTTAAAACTATTAATAAATCTTTACTTTTTCGTTACCGTCTCTTTTTTTAACGGTTTTTACTGCGCCACCCTTTTTCATGTAGCCCATTTTATTTCTAACGTCTGTAGGAAGTTTAGCTAGGCCTGGATTTGCTTTTGAATCCACGGCTTTCATTTCACCGCCTTTATTCATTTTAGCAGGTTTCTTCGCTGTTTTCGCTGACTGTTCAAACGCTTTTGCAGTAGGCGCACCTTTTGCTCCCACTTTTCTCATTTTCTCTCCGGAGCCTTCTGCGATGCGCTCACGTTTAGCATTAATATTAGCATACAATCCTGGTTTAGTTGCCATTTTGATCCCCTTGTTGTTGACTTAACATCTGTTGTTCCATAATTGCTAGACGCTCGCGCGCGATGTCTGCACGTTCGTTTGCAATCTCATCTTGCGACTTGATACGGCTTTGATCAGCCTGCGCGTCCTGTTGAAGTTTAGTTTGCTGTAGTGCAATCTTCTTCTCATTCGCTGCTGCATCCGCCGCATCCGCTTTAGCGCGCATCTCTAACTCTTGTTTCTTCAATTCTACCACTGGATCCGGTGCTTGTTCGCCTGTACCAGCCAACTCATCCTGTTTAGCCTTAACTTCTGCCATGTATTGCACAATCTTCAATGCAATCATACCCTCTTTTTGGATAGCTGAAATCATTTTGTCAGGATCATTGCCATAGGCCTTGAACAATTCTACTTCCACGTCCTCTTCCGCTTTCAAACGCACATGTTGAAGTACGTGTTTCTGTAAACTTGCTGCTGACATTGGATTTGCTTGCAACAATGGAGACATCCCCATCCGCAAGTGCGCTTCAATGTGTGCATCATGCTGTTGACCAGCAAATGCCTTCAAGTCCATGGAGTCTAACACGTCTGAATTCTCTGTTGCCGGGTCCTTAGGCATTTGATTGCTTTGTGGACGCAATATGCCGTCGATATCCCGCACGTTTAGCGCAGTATATACCCTATAGTAGGCTTCGTACATATTATGCATCTGCGGCGCGCCCTGTGCCATCTGTAATTGTGTCTGTGCAAGGGTAATGCGCTGTGCGGTAGAGAAGATGTTAGGGTCTGCAACAGGAAGTACTGCCACCATGTTGTTAAAGTCTGCACGTTTGATCTTGCGACTTGCGCCAGGCACGTCATAGGGGTACTCATCTGGCAAGAACTCACCAAAACCCTGTGCAAGTAATTGGAATTCTAGTTTTTGTGCGTAATGCAGGCGTTTATGGATCGCTGACATGACCATCGAGCCACGTTCAAGCAATGCAATCGTTGTTCCTACCGCTGCATTCTGATTGCCATCACCTACTTGCATGTCCGAGATGCTTGCAAGGCGTTTACCTGCCTCTACAGTGAAGCCTAGCAGCTGATAAAGCGTTTGACTTGGCTCTTTATACGGTAATGGAAGTAAGGATGCTTGTAATTCTGCGCCACCAGCGTCAATATCACGCCATTCACCTGGTTGGATTGGTGTATCACTGTCCGCGATCCGCGCGCCTTTAGCCTTGAAGCCTGCTGGTAAGTTAGCTAACGTGCCCGCGTCCAATAATTGACGTAAAGCTGACGTTGCTGTCTTAGATAGGCCGCCGATTAAGTGAACAAAGCCCAAGCCATACGCACCAAGGCCTTCAATTAACACATAATGTACAAAATAGTTGTGACGACGCTTTAATTCGTCGCCTTCTTTCCAGTTTCTACGTACACCAACCGTATCACCGGACACTTCGTCGATTGTTACGACGTATGGAAGCTTAATCCCTGTTGGTTCACCGTCTTCATCCACGTCTTCAAAGCCTGGAAGGTCCAAATCTACCTGGAATTCCAATAAAAATACTTCTTCTGCTTGATCAGAAGGACTTAAACCTGTTTGACGGTCAATACTTTCTTGAATTTGGTCTGTATTTGGGTCTGTTACTTCTGCTTGGGTGTCTAAATCCAAGTATTCGCCTGCTACAACACGCTTTCTGAACTCATTTGCGTTCATTGGAATACGATGCGTGATCCGTGGGCATTGGCTCATGACGCTTGAGCCGTTGTAAGGGATGTATAAATCGTCTGCTAAGACTAATTTTGACACCATACGGCCTAGTTGGAAGTCGTAATAGACCTTCTTGAACACAGAACCACCATAACCAAGGTAGAAAAGTGATTGATCCATCTCCGGTGTGTACTCTTCCATCACCGTTGTGAGCTCGTAGTTCATGTAATCCTGAACACGGGCCGCTTGTTGCATCTTGTCTACTGTCTCTTTGCCCATGACCTGTGTTCTAACAGGTCCGCCAGCTGGCATAAGTTCCTTCATTGCTTGAGACTGGAACTGTACAATCGCCTCTGTCAACATCGGATGTACCGCGCCTGCCG